CAAACTCGCGGATGCGGCCCGAGATGCAGATAATAAAACCTACGCAGCCAATTCAGCATTTGCGGCCTCCTTGGTTTGGGCGTCCATCCAGTCGGCTACCTTACGAACTTCTTCTGCTGTCCCGTTACTTTTAATACGGTTGGCGCGGTAGGAGATAACTGCTATATTTCCTCGAACGTACCCCAAATCGGGTTTAATCCTATCTAGAGTAGCTGAAAAATCGTGAAGCTTGCCATCCCCCATGCTCAATTTGATTCCAAGGACCGGGCAAAATTCGGGAACGACGATGTCTTCGTTTTTCAGATCAAAAACCCAACCGTTGACCTTGGCCCTTTGTCTAGCGTGTTGGGCAAGCAAGATATTGGGGCGATCTCTTTTCCACTGTGCGCTTCTTTTGTACCGACACTTCTTGCAACAAGATTTGCTTCTTCGCCCCCGGCTCGTCATTTCCATTTCTTCGGGTTGTTGTGGTTGTTGGCAATACTTGCAAAAATATTGATCCGGAACTGCCTCTATCGGTCTAGCCATTTTTTGTCTCATCTTTCCATGAGGTTAAGGGATTTTGGGGCGGTGGGAAAGCACCACCCCGCCATCCGTTCTTTCAACTTACAAACCCATTATACCATAGTTTTGGTCCGATGTGTGAGAAAGTTGAAAATTATTTTTCGTCCAAACTAGCTGGACGAAGTTTCCGACTGTAGCCGACGCAAGGTCATTGTCGAACCGGGACGCAAAGTGTTGGTATAACGTACGTTATACGACACCCAACCTCCGATTTGACGAGCGGGGTCAGATACGCTGCCCTGTTCAGGGGCACTCTGAATAAACAGCTTGTAATTCTTGCTGCCGTCTTCAGGGTTCTTTCCGAGGAAGACCGAGAAAATTGCGTCATCCCCGAAAATATACGTATTGTACATTTTAAGTTACTCATTCTAAAATACTTAGAATGGGTTAGGTCATTTCTGCCTAACTCTGCATGTCACCATGCAGATCGGACTATACCATCATCTCATTTCTGAGAGCATCCCCTCTAGTCTCTACACCTTCCTGATTTCTCAGGCTTGGCTCGGTATTGACTCTTTCGAGTGATCCACCGAATTTGGGATGTGATCGAGAAACGTCACCGTTTCAAGCTACGTTAGTGACATAGGTGTTACCGCTTATTGTGACTGTTGGCGCGGTGCTTGTTTGTTTAAAGGTAACTCCGGCGAACGAGATGGTATCCTCATTCTTGGGAAGCTCAAACAGCATCGAGTTCATGGACGGGTCACGCTTCACAATGTCCGTCAGACCATTGAAAGACGTGTCGTTCAGTACATCTCTAACAACGTTCGGGTGGATGATTCCGCCGTACTTGTTGTTTACGAGAGGCCGTGCGTTGACCGATACCAGCGACTGAACTGCCGAGCGAAGGTTGTTCGCCGTCAGGTACGAGCCGTTGGCCAGTTGCGTGTTTACCAGCGAGTCAACCGCAACCGCCGAGTCCGCTGTAATTTGGACCAGAGAGTTGAGGGTGAGGGCAAGCCGGTAGTTGAGTTCGTTGGCCAGATTCTGGAGCAGACCCGGATCATCGATTGCTACATCCAACGCGAGGTCGGACGAGTTGATGAAGTCGGCGTACTGCCCGATTGTTGCAACGATCTTGGTGCTTGATTCCGAGATCGGCGAGCCTTACTTTTGTTTAGGAACGCGACATCACTGCCGGTTCACGCCCCACATCGCTGTGGGGATCGGACTCTATCATCTCGTCCATTATTCGGACGAGTCTACCGTATTAGTCTCTGGGGAGATTCCGCGCCGGTTAAGCGCCTTCATTTTCAGAAAACATTCCAGTTTTTGTTCCTTGGTCAGAGAGTGGTTATTTTTCACCCACTCCATGAACAGGACAGCACGTTCTTTCTTAATCACAAGATAAGGAACCAAAGAAAGGAGTTTTGTTTCTCTATCTTTGCGTCCTTCCAAACCTTGGGCCCCAGATAGTGTCCACGCCCCTTCGGCCTTGTCTTTCTTTTTCGTTGTTACCGAAAATCGTCCACCAAAACGGGGAACGATCCAAAGAAAGACTCGATTGTCTGTGTTAGAAATTCGTGCATAAGATGTGTAGGCTCCATTGCTTTTTGCTTTCCGTTTTTGAATCCCAAAGGACCCTTCTGCGTCAAACAATCCAGCCAGATAGGCCCAATCTAATTTAGTCGGTTCGACTGGGCTCTTTCTGCTGCTCCGCACATCTTGCTTGTTAGCTGGAACATAAAAGTCATTGGCATTTTGAATGTCTCTCATCAATTCTTCTCTCGCGGTCGGGTTCTTTTCCGAGCCGAGACTGAAGAATAATACTGAGGCTTCTGCTTGACTTTTCTTGAGAATGAGATACTGAACAACATTCTTCGGGATGATTTCGTTTCCCGAGTACCAAGCGTATTTCTGTTTGCGGTTGCCTTTTGTTGGCAGCTTTCGAAACTGGCCGTCGAACACCTCGACCAACCAATTCATCAAGCTTCTCGATGTTGAGTAGACGCTAACATACCACTGGTACCCCGCCCGTTCGTCGTAACGAATGCTAAAACTACCGTCACCGTCAATAAGACCGGCTAAGAAAGCCCAACGTTTGGGGTGAATATTGTCTCGCAAAGAATTTTCCTCCGTCTTGTCTATTTGCATTATACCACAGTTACGCGGCTTGTACATACAGATATTGACGGATTTGGGTAGATTTTAGAACCGCAGGAAGGTTTACGGTTCCTTCTGCCGCTTGGTTCAGGTTTGCAGCCAAGAGAGCATAGGTGTAGAACTGAATCTGGTTACCTTGCCGCAACGGCAGCGGGCGCTGCTTCGTCATGGAAAGGAAAGGCGTCTGAGCCTTCAGGTTAGGAACCGCTTCGCGCTCGTAGTGAATTGCAACGAGGTTGGGCAGCGCACCCGAAGTCAGAATTGATGCTGGGGAATAACTCATTTGAGATATTCTCCTCTGAGTGGTTATTTAGAGCGCCGGGCCTGTGCTTTCAGTCTGCGAACACCGCCAAGCAATGCCTTGACTTGATCGTCAGAAAGATTCTCTAGGTCCTCGTCTGTGGGCGCAGCAGGTGTTTCGGGGTTTGCGACAGGTGTTATATCGCTCTGCCTGATTCCTGTTGCCGCTCGCGGGCGCGTCTCCGTGCTCACAATCCGTGAATTCGGGGTCGCTGGCGCAGGTTGAGGTGCCGGTGTATCAGATGGAACCTCTACCGGCGGAGGTGTTTTGGGAAGTCTGGGCTTGACCAACAAACCATCGTCGGTCAGGTCTTGGAAGGCTTCCTCAAGAGTTTCGACAGTGTAGTTACCGGTTTGCCAAAGTTCTTGGAAAATCTCGTTTTCATTGGCGTCGGTAACATTCTTGCCGAGTTTGAATTTTGCCAACCACTTGAGCAACGCATCGGCGTTTCTCTGGTCGACGTAGTAATCGGGGTTCCTCTCCATGAAGGCTCTGCTTACTGCTTCTGTGGTGAGGTTGGTGTTGGCTTGGTCACCCCTCTGGGCTTTTCCAACTAGCTCTTCGAGGGTCAGATTTGTCCGCTTCTTCACCAATAAATCGAGGGCGGCAGCGGGGTCTGATTCCCACAGGGTCTTGATTTCGAATCCCTCGTCCGCAGTTAAAGTACGAACAGTTGGCTGCGCGGGTTGCTGTACCTGTCTGGGCACGGTTGGAACCGCCAGCTTGGCCTTCTTGTTCAACTCCCGAATCTTGCGGGTAGCTTCGAGCTTGCCCTTGAGGACATTGGTCAAAAGCTCGTCCTTGTTTTTGCCCCAGAAGATTTCCGGGTTCGCCCCGGTGCCCGGGTCGAGAACGGCTTTCCACTGGCCCTTTTCCTTGGTGCGGGTGACCGTCGCTCCGTCACCAATATCGAAGACCTCGGGGCCTTCTGGTTCGGGGGGCGGAGGGGGTGTTTCTACAACTTCCGGGGTCTCGCTTGGGGCGGGCGGCTGGTTGGAGATGACGTTGGGGTCTAGTCCCTGATGTTCATCGAGAATATCGGGGTCGACTTCGTCTTTCGAAGTCATCCCAAAGTCGATTGCTTGGGCGAAGGGGTCGGGGTTACCGGCTGCATCGAGCAGCCACGGGTCTTGAACTGGTTTTGCCATATTTCCATTCCTCTTGGGGTAATCCACCCCAACGGGTATTTTGGTTGAGAATTAATCCCACGGTATCGTGGAATTTTGTTCATTATTTTCGAAACGTTTGATCCAATTACAATTAGCGCAAAGAAGTTGATAAGCTCCTGTTGTGTCATTAAGGACTTTCTTGAGATAACTAAAATGCACCATACCACGGAGTTCTCGTTTTCCTCCGCCGTTGACATGGTCAATTTGAAGGGCTCGAAAATCATCGAATCCGCATTTGACACATTTCCCGCCCAATTTGTCTATAACTTTTTGGCGGTCTCTACGACGTTTAAGACCTCGTAATCTTTTAGTTACATTAGGATGAGAATCGTTGTATTTCTTACGAGAAAGTCGTGCTTGCTTGTTTTCGCACTCAATACATCTTTTGGGCCGTCCGGATGGTTTTTCCGAATAATGACGATAACCTGTTCCCCAAAATTTAGGCTCTCCACAATCCCGACAAACAATGAGTGGATTGTTAGGCTCCATCTTGTCCTCCACCCTTGCTGTGCTTCAAACAGGCGTTCATGGCTGTATGAAGCACCGCTTTGCCGATTGTCTCTGCTTCCGGTCCTGTCAGAAGACCGAAACCCAGAGCCAAATAAACGTCATCGGCATAAAAGGTAGAGAGTTGTGAAGGCGTAAACGGTGGATTCCAAAACCGTCCAAAATGATAAATCTGTTGTTGCTGTTCCATGACTATTCTCCTTGAATAGATTGATATGGATTGATTTTGTCCATTATCTGGACTCAGTAGATTTTGTTTTCGTTGCCGTCAAGAGGCGGTGGGTAGTTGGGGACGAACCCGAAGCAGCACCGAGAATTGAAAGATTCCAGAACAGTTTTAGCCAGTTCGGCTTTTTGCTCTTCTGTAAGTTTTGGCTCTAGGCTTGCTGCCCTATTCGGAGGAAGATCGTCTTTCCACATATCAACCTTTCCGATCCATCTGCTTCTGCACGTCCAGAGCATCCCGGGTTCCGCGCAGTCTCGCTTTGAACTCTTCGGGTGGATGCTGTGCGAAGTCCACTGCGTCGTTGATGCTCTTCTGGAAGAAAATGAACAAGTCGTTCGAGGCGGACGCGGCAGCGTGGGCCAGCGGAACTTGCGGGTCGCCGGGTGCCAGCGCAATCAAGGCGTCCCGATACTTGTCCCGGTAGTCCTGAAGAACTTGCAGAACAACTTCCCAGTTCGGGTCATTGACAAATCGGGCAAGAGCGCGACCCTTGTCGAAGATGTCCAGTTGCTGTTCGAATTGATCGAGCGAGAGTTCCGGATCAGGATTCGGCAGACCAGTTACGGTTTCTTCGTTCATTTGCCCCTCTCAATCAGGGCATCGAGGTCCACGTACCCTTTGACCGGAGGTCTGCGCTGCGGAGCCACCCTTGCTTTACCCGTGCCGTTGATAAGTGCCACGATTTCCTCGTCAGACAGGTTGTCGAGGTCGGTCGGCTTGTAGCCGCTGTGGCTGGAGTCGGGTTGTGGTTGGTAGAATGATCCCATGTTTCGTTCTCCTCAATCGTAATCCACGATGACGGATTGTCCATTATTCGGACGGGTTATAGCTGTCCGCCGAAACCAGCGGGGCCTGTGTTCACGTCTCCAGTAAGTTCTTCTGGTTCAACAGCTTTCTTAAAGCCCTCTCTTAAAACGTCACGGGCGCTCCGGGCGATATTCTCGCTATCCGCAAGTTGTTCAGCCTGCGCGGCCTTCTGCGCGAGCAACGCCTGCTGTTGCTGGAACTTCACATTCTGGATGTTGTTCTGCTGTTGCGCCTGATGACGTTGCTGTTCGTCCGGGGTCATCGGGACGATCACGTCCTTGAGGTTCGGCCACTCTGCTGCTTGGAACCACATTCTGGTGATTTCCAGCCAGTCGACCTTCAACTGCTGTAATCCGAGTTGTTCGGTGATAGCCGGATTAGCCAAGTTCTGGGTAAGGAGCGGCAAACCTTGGGCCATGTTTCGGCGGGTAGTCATCTTCGATCCGGCCAAAATCTGGAACTTGACTCTTGCATTCAAGATGTCAAGTAGATCGCCGCCAGTCGTAACATACTCATGCTTCAACTCGTCGGACATGATGTAGTCCAACTGCGAAAGCGGGAGCATCGACCGATTCATCTCTTGACAATCGTACAGGAACGGAACGATAACCTGATTGGCTATCTTGTCGACGAACTCCGAGATCGGGGTATTGGACCCCGCTAGGATTCCGGACGCCCCGGCGGAACTGCGAGCCATGTTCGAGTGGCCGCTGGAGCCGACATCGCCTCTGGCGGTAACCGGATTGCCGGATACCATGTCCACGCGCCCTTGGCTCATCGCCAAAAGCTCTCCGGCCTCGGGGACAGGGGCAGATTTTAGAAGTGGAGCCAAATCTCCTTGTTCATCAACTTCGATGATTTTACCCGGACCAATTCGTATGTTCTGTGTCGGTATCGATTTGCCGCGTTTACGGACTAACGGAGCGTTCAGGTCAAGCGAAGCCTTATCGATGACGAGGTTCGTAATACCGGACTGGAGTCTCTGCTCCGTGCCGATTGTACGACCGAGCCCCATAGACCAGAAGGCTCCGGGGATATCCCACCAACCAATGCTCAAAAATGGAATCTTGCCATAGATGTTCCGGTCGTTGTAAATCACGACCTTCTTTTGGAGGACTACGATGTAGGTTTTGTTGTCCCACCGTTCCAAAACTTCAAGTGGCTTCTGGGTCGGATCAGCCGTGGTATTTTCCCAACGGGGCTCGCCCTTGGCTTCCCATAGCGGATTCCGTCCGCCTTCTTCGTTCAGGGCTGGTTCGACCGGCTCCTGCGGGGGAAGGAAAAGATCGAGCAGCTTCTGCCGGGAAGGAATGTCGTAGCCTTCGCGGTCGCGGAGTTTGTCCAGATCGTCCCACGTCATGTAACGGCGGCGGATGACATACTTCGCTTTGCGAATATCCGGAACTTGCAGACCCGGGTCGACGAGGACTTCTCTCAGATTGACGATGTGCTCGAAGGTGGGCCGGTCGACGACTTCTTCTACGACTTCTTCTTCTAGTTCATCATCGGAAATTGTGGACGGAGGAACTCCGGGTAGGCCGCTTTGGACCTTTACCGAAGGGTTCTTCCGCTTGATGATCTTGCGCTCACGGGTGAACTTTTCCCACCCCTCTTGGAACATTGCTGTTCCAAAGAGCAGGCAGTTCATCGAGCCCAATCTCAATTCTTCCCTGAAGTTGATGTCTTCGAGTTGATATTGAAGCAGCGCAGAAACCGCCCGGGCTGCTTGCGCGGTGGTGCCCGGGCGTTCCTGAATCATAAACGGCGGGTTCTCGTAGAAGAGCCCGGCCAACGCCTGCGGATTGATTCCGTTTACCGCACAGGCAACCGTGAAGAAGCTGATCGACGCCGCTTCGGATTGAGTACCGGGCCAATAGCGAGGCGTAAAAGGGCTCTGATAAAGCGTCGACGCGCTCTGCCACGCCATGATCCAAGCACGGTTTTGCTCGCCGCGCTCCGCACGTTCGGCATCTTGTACCACCAAGGCCAACGAAGCTGGATCGCCGAAAGTTCCCGTATTAACGAAATGCTTCGCCTCTTCGGGAGTGATCTGCTCATGCGGGTTTCGAACTGGTTCGGGAAGAACAGCCATTTATACCTTCGCGTTCGGTCTAGTTATTGTTCGGATAATGGACTTAGTAGGTTTGATCTTCGGCGTTTGGTACCATCGAACCTGAGTTAAGGTCCACGCTTCCCTTGATCGAGACCGCAGTCGATGCCATACCGCCTTCGCCCTTGTTCTTGGCCACAGCAAATCCGGAGACTTGTCCCCAAACCGAGGGAGTATTTTCTCCGCCATCTTCTGTATGCCGTGGGCCTTCCTGTGCTTCTGTTTGGGTCACGAGCTTGCCCGCACCAGATGCCTCACCGGCTGGGCCGGATGCTCCAACGTTTGGCCAATCTTTTCCACTTGCGTTGCGGGGCTCATCGAGATTTCCACCCATTTTTATAAGTCCGCCTACGGCGCTGTCAGTATTCATGTTATCCTCTTGTTACTTGAGTTTGATTGCTCGCGCTAGGCGCGGGTGCTGCTGTCGGGGTCATCGGACCCCACGAAGACTTTGCTTTGGAAGCGCCCCAAATAGGCGGGGCTAAAATGTTGTTCCACAAGCCCGGAGTTTGTCCATTATTCGGACTGGGGACCGGTGATCTATATCCGTTCGGACGTTCTACTCTCAGTTGTGGTTGGTAGACAAATCCGAATAGCTCGTAAGTTCCGTTATTGTCGTTCTCAGACTGCTTCGGCATTTTTCCGTGAACGGTTTTTCCGGCTGCGGCCCGGTACTGCCCGGGTTGGCAGGGGTCGCCGTTGTATTCGGCTACGACCTGTTCGTTATCGTCGAGGATTCGGATTTCTAGTCTCATTAGTAAATAGCCATGAGTTTTTTAATGTTGTGACCTTCGATGTGCCAATAAAGTTTTGGAGCACCGTCCGAATACCTCTCTTCAACATCCGGGTCTTTGTAACGATTCAGGATTTCTTTGTAGATAGCTTTGTAATGGTCTCTTGCTTGGCCTGCGGCCTCTCCGGCTACCTTCAATCTCTGAAATTCCTCCTCAGTAATTCGAGGACAGCCATCTATTGGTTCATCCATAAATTGTGCTGGTGTATATGTCATCCAAAAATTCCAATCCCGAGAACATTGGGCAATCCGTACGGGGACTCCGCTCGACTCTGTTCGGGTTCAGGCAACCAATCATCGAGTATCAGCGGGATCGGAGCGTCCAAGGGAACCAACCGGCCTTCGTCGTTCAGAGAATACCGGGTCGCTTGGGTGCGCTCAAAAGGCTGTAGAGTTCCATCGTCGCCAAGAGTGAAGACTTGACCGGCTTCGGGGCTCATCCCCTCTTCGTAGATTTGGGCCCAGCCCTGTCTGTCAATTCGGACAAACAGGTCGGTGTTATTTTCTACGATAGCTTGAGTTGCCTGCGGGGCGTACAGAGGCTGGTAGCCCAGATTGTCTGGAATGTCGTCGTGATGATGCGAAGACATGCATTTTTCAAACTCGCTGTACAGTGTATCCAGCGTTGGGTAATCCGGCTGCATACAGAAGTTGGCGAACCGGAACCGGCCTTCCTGAATCCAAGGAAGCAAGCCACCCATGCGAATTTTCTTGGCGTCTTTCTGGTTACTGGGTGTTACCCATTGGATGTGGGTGCAAACGGCAATAACTTGGGGATCGCCTGTTTTGTATGCTTCGGCCTGAATCGTAGGTTCGAGGTTCTTCGAACCCCCGGCATCTTCGATTCCAAGAATAAAAGGCCGTCCCTCAACAACTAACTGGACGATGGCTTGGGCGGCAGAGAAAGGATTGAACCTTTTCCGGATGACTTTGAGGACATTTCCAACTGTCTTGCGATTGCCAGTTTTGCGTCCGTTCTGGTCGAGAACGTCCTCTTCGCCCCACAATACCGAACTCCCGACACAGTAATCAGTTCCCTTTTTCTCGCTAAAGCTCAGGTCCCAGAACTGCGATACCGGGCCCGCATTTGGAAGCATCTGGTAGGGAATCGTTGCCCGCATCAAAGTAATACGGTCGAAAACTACTTGGCTGGCCGCACGAGGATTCTGGTTTAGCTGACCCTCGAAGACTTTTTCGTTGTTGGCGTACTCACCCATCAGCCAAGAGTAGGGTTGCTTCTTTGGCAGAAGAAGAATACATCCATCTTCTCCGGCTTCGATGTAATTTACCGGACGGCCTTCCCGGCGAAGTTTCTCTTCAACTTCCGGCTTGATCTGACATGCTTTTCCGATGAGAATGTTAATACTGTACGTCTTGTTCTTTGTGAGCGTCCAGCCGGTTCCGGAGATTGTTTCGATCTCTCCAGTTGTCAGGTACTTTTCAAGGAGAACTCCGTAATGCTCCTCTTCCGCGTATCGTGTGCCTATGTAATCTTTGTAGTAACCGCCGGGAATGAGCAGCTTCTCAGCCAAGAACAACTTCTCCGAAACCGTCGCGCACTGCTCAACTGTTTCCGTGTTCTTGTCCGAAACAGCATCGTCCGCCTTGATGAGTTCATAGTGCCAGCCGGACTTGGTTTTGCCGACAGAAGAGGCGACGACCGTAGGTTCTTTGCGACCCGTCTTCTTGCTTTTGTAGGCCGGGGTCGTGAACATATTTCCTGCGCCCATATCTTTCAACAGGCAGCAGTGCTCAGGGAAAAACAGATTGAAAAACGTGGGGTTGTCTTCCCGAAGCGTGAAGTACCCTTTGATTTCTGAAATGAATCCTTTGGATAGGGTGGCTTCGGCTGTAAGATATAGGATACGGATACTGGGGTAGCAGATGACCCACTGAACCGTGTCTATGTGGTCATAGCTGGACTTGGCTCCGCCTCTGGGCCACAACAGAACCCGGGTCTTGACGTGGCTCAGTTCCTGAATATCAATCTTCGGGTCTTTCTTGGTGAACAACTCCGCGAACACATCGTACTGCGGATCGAGAAAGATGTTGTTTGATATCGGAACTTCTCCGCCATTGCTGACGGACATTCCGTCCCAGAGAAAGTATTTGGCCAGCCACTTCAAATCGGTCTGACTGCGCCTGCGGACCTCTATCCCCAACTTCGAGCTAGGAACATGGTCGACCCCCAACTTGGACATATTGACGATATCCTGTCGGATATCCTGAAGCAGGTTGTACAAAACATCGTTGGGGATTTTGTCGTACCCACCGTACTGCTCGTACAGCGCATCGATTTTCTCAGTCGCACCCATGATTGTCCATTATTCGGACAGGTCCTTCTTGTCTTCCGGGCTCCAAAAACGGCAGCACCCACGAACTGGATCGATGATTTTCAATCCGGTTGTCTTGTCGGTCGGAACCTGTTTATCTTTGGCCACCACATCCTGTCGACAGAATTTTTTCCCGACAAGGTACTCGCAGGTAGCACAGTGAATCCGAAGAGGTGTCTCGATGTACTCGGCGACTCGGGTGCCTTCTCCGTGCAAACCGGACTTACCGAGCGCGGATTTAGCACGGGAGTCGGCCATTACTTTTTCTTCCGAACCTTCTTGGGAAGTTTCTTTCCCTTAGAAGCAGCGTTCCATTCGTCAACCGAGACTCCTTGTTTCTCCAATTTTTTACGATTGGCATTGAAGTAGGCTTCTTGTGCTTTTGATTTATACGGCATGTGCCTCCTTTTCGAGGTCATCGAGAATCAATTTCGCCAGTTGCGCTTTGTTCTCTTCTTGGGCGGCAATCGTTTTGTAGCCGTTCCGTCGGGAGTTGTCGGCGGCGATTAGAAACTCTGTTCGAGTTTGTTGAACGTAGTACCGAATTCTGTCCAGCGAATCTGGTGTCATACTTGGTTAGTGAATTCCAGTGGTAAGGGCCCAGCCGTAGTAAGCGGGCTCCAAAAGTTCCGATCCAACTTTGAGGGTTTCATAGAAGTTCTTTATGTCGCATTTGAAACCCTTACACGGAGGCGGATACAAAAACTGATGAAATTTATTTTGGAAATCCCCGGTCGTCTGTCCGAGGTTGGCAGTGATTACCGCCGAGTTATGGATCGTACCGTTCAGGTCCGGGGAAATGAGGAGGGTGTTCAGGTTGTGAACCACATCTTCGGAATCGGAATATAGCTGGTCCTCTTGGTGATAGAACGCCGATTCGTTCTTGTCGAATGAGTTGGCCGCGATCTCTACTTGACCGGCGGTCAGACGAAACGTATTGAGAGTCTTACCAACATCAGCAACCGTTCCACAGGGTCCGGGAACACACGGGGCATTCACCAAAGCAACCGTTTGCTGGAGCCCGGAAGCAACGCTCGCCAGTTGAGTAGTTACTCCATGAATATCTGCCTCGGCTTCCGACACGCTGGTAGACGCGCTCGTAAAAGCGTTGCCTACTTGGAGAACCGTGGTATTTACCTGAGTTACTACGCCATCCGCATGAGTCAAAACCGCAGACGCTTGAGCGGTTAGCTGTTTCTCGGATTGGGCCGTAACAAAAAGTAGATACGACCCGAATCCGAGGAAGACAGTCAACGCAAGAAGCGCCGTCGATTTTAACCAAGTGAGAATAGACATTCGCTGTCCATTATTCGGACGGTTTAGCTGGCTGCGGTAGGGGCCGGAACGGCATTCAGGATGGCCACAAGGCTATTCGAAATAGTTGTGGACAAGGACTGAACTTGGGCGTCGGTCGGAGCAGAGACTCCGATGGACTGCAAGAAAGCTCCCGTGCTAGGCGCAATTGCGCTGACCACGGCTGCGGCCTTCTGTGTTCCAGTTCCGCTCTGTGCGCCTGCGGCTGCGGCTACGGCCTCGATGCTGATGACTTCCTTGAGGCCAGCGTTAAGTAAGGTTTCGAAACCTGTCAAAGCTGCTCCTGCGATGGGGTTGATGGCGGTCGTCACAGCGACTGCTGTTGCTTCCACACCGGCTACGGCTGCTTGACCCTTCGCGCTTCCGAGGAAGGCGAATACGTCCTTGAAGTCGTTACCGACTGCGCTGAGAAAAGACTTGAAACTCATTTGAATCTCCTTGGTTATTTGGTTGTTGGGGCCGGGGCTACCGGCGGAATAGGGTCCGCTCCACTTGTAAGGGTGGAGTCCTGAATCTTGGAACTATTGGGCGTTTGCTCAGAAGTTAAGACATGCTGTACGTCACCGGGGTGAATCGGTTGTCCGGTTTTCATCGACCAGAACCCTACGGCCCAGTCATAGAAGAAGTTCCAAAGCAACTGCCACCAGTGCGTGACTACCTTGATGCGGCGGATCGCTGCAAGAAAGGAAGTGATAACCATCGTCCACAGCACAGTATCATGTACTTTGTCATCACCCAAAAAGGAAGTCAATGCGTTCATGTTGGTCCTACATTCCGGGTGTGGGCGCTACGGGTGGTGCTCCGGCCCCTGCTGATGCAGCGGGCGGTGGTTCTGGTGTAGGTGCTGGTGCGGGACCTTGATCCCCCATTGCCTGATCCACATGATCGTGGAGCGCGGCGAGGTCAGGGACTACATTGTCTTCGGGTTCTTGCTGGGAGCCGTCGTCGGCGGGAGCGTGGTGATGGGTCACGATAAATCCACCGCTGTGCCCACGCTTGATGTGGATGCTGTGCGGCTTTTTGCCGCCCTTGGACTTCGATTTGCTGCCGTGTCCACCGAGCGCAGATTTTGCGCGAGAACTGCTGTGAGATTCTTTTGCCATGTTACTTCCTTTTGGCGATTGCCTTCAGACCGGCAGCAACCTTTTCAGGAGTTCCGGCGATTTTGATTTTGATCTTGGCCATTGCTGGCTTCTTAGACTTCTTTACAGTCATTTGATTCTCCTAAATTCTGTGAAGATCGCATGTTTCTCATGCGTGTCTCCTTGTGGTTACTGTATTACACCGCTTG